GGGCTTGATCGAGAACTTGGTGGTGTTGCCGAAGTCGACACGCTTGCCGTACGTGCCGTCAGCGTTGATCAGCCGGGCGTAGACGTCGCCCGCGCCGATGAAACCTTGTGCGGTGGAAAGTGCCATGGTGTGGCTCCAATGTGGGGGAATGGATCAGCGCAGCCTGAACAGATGCCAGGTCAGCGCACGGAAGGGGTGCGGTAGTCGATCTCGAACCGCGTGAGCACCAGGGCGCCACCGACGTCGACGCCTTCGACCTTGTAGGTGCGACGGCCCTCGCGCACGGCCTGGGCCGCGAGCAAGGCCTTGTCGCGCACCATGACCAGCGCCGCCGCGGCAACCGCCGTGGTGATGCAGGCCTTGATGGCAACCATGTCGGCATCGGCACCGGCGCGGGCATCGGCCGTGCGGTTGATGACGCCCACGTTGACGCTGAAGGTACGGCCCTCGGCCTGACCGGGCTTGTCGCGCAGGTCATCGGCATCGTCTTCGACGAACACCACCCGGCCGCCCGTGTTGATGTCGGCCAGGCTGGTCGGGTTGTCGCGCACCACCACGCCGTCGGCCTCGAACTGCAACCGCAGTGCGGACACGATGGCCTGAGACAGCTGATAGGGGATCGACTGGCTCATGGTGCGGTCAACCTGATGGTGGCGCGGGCTTCTTGCCCGTCGTTGACGTGCTCGACCTCGCGCACGGCATAGGTGCCGGCGTAGATGCTCAGGCCGGGGTCGGAGCCCACGATCACACTGATCGTGAGCCCGTCGTCGGCCTTGACATCCGGACCGACCGCATAGGCGATGGTGCGCAGCGGCGCCCGCGCGTGGCCGCTCAACACGTCCTGATCGGCCTGGCCGGGGATGGCGTGGAAGCTCACGTCGTCGGCCAGCGGGCGCGAACGGACGCAGAGCACGACCAGGCCGTCGGCTGGGTCGAAGAAGGTGTCGAGTGGGGTGGGCATGGTGGCGGGCTGCGCTGTGGGCGGGCTGGTGCTCAGCGGTCAGGCGGGCGGCCGATCAGCTGCGCGTGACCTTCATGACGGCGCGCGGCCTGGTCAGGATGTGGATCGGGTTGGACTGCATCTCGATGTCCCAGCCCTTGCCGTTGCGCATCTCGATGCCCTTGGCGTAGATGGGCAGGCCGAGCGTGTTGACCGTTTCGATGTAGTCGGCCGGGGCAAAGCGACCCGTCAGCAGACCAGGCACACCACGCGGCACGACGTAGGCATCTTCGGCGCCGATCATGTCGGCGCCGTTGGCGATGCCGCGGTAAGGCACCCACAGGATGCCGCCGAAGTTGACGGCGTCTTGCGTCGAGCCGCGCAACTCGTTGGCGGCAGCCTGGTTGAGGTAGGTCTTTTCGACAGCGTCGTGCGTGATCAGGTCTTCCCAGAAGGTCTGACCACAGAAGCCGACGAAGCCACGCGCCATGGTGTGGCCCAGCTCGCGCGTCAGCGAGGTGACGACCTGGTTGCACTTGGCGCGGATCTTCGTCGTCGAGGTGCCCAGCACAAAGCTCAGGGTGTTTTGCGACACGCCGAACTCGGTGAAGAAGTTGTGCAGCACGGTGGTGCCGTCGGCGTCGTACACGATGCCCTTGAGGGCGCCGACACGCATGTGTTCGAGCGTGTAGTCGAGCCGACCCATGCCCTTGGTCATGATCTCGTTCAGCTTGACCTGCACAGGCATCGGCGCGTTCTCGCTGCCGAAGGCGCGCACGCCTTGCACCTCGTCAGCCAGCAGGGCGTCGTTGAGCGGCAGGTGGGGGACGATGAACGGACGCAGATCGCGGCTGTTGCGGCCGATGGGCGCACCCGCCGAGCCGCGCGCCTTGGCGGCCACGAGCGACAGGGTGTTGCCCTGCTTCTCGACATGCACGGTGGTGGTGGCCACGCCCGCGTATTCGAACAGGCCGGAATCACCCAGCTGCGAGGGGATGTGGGGCAGCTCGTTGATGGCTGCGGTCAGGGTCTGAAGGCTGAAATCCATGATGGATGGTCCTTGTTGGTGTTGGGGTGGTTGGCGACGCTTGCGGCGAGCTGGTGGCGGCGCCGATCAGCGGGCCACGATGCCCAGGGCGGCGAGCTCGACGAGGGCGGGCGCCTTTTCGCCGGTGAGCACCGAGCTGGCCCAGACGAGGCGCTCCGAGAAGACCTCGGCATAGCGGCGCACGATGGTGGCCTTCTTGTCGCCGCCGCTGGCGTCGCAGTCGGCGAACAGCACACCGGCTGCCGTTTCGCTGCCGTCGGTGGCGTTGTTGTCGTACACGGTGTACTTGCCGCTGGCCGTGATGATGCCGAGCACGGTGCCGGCCTTGAGGGCGCCGGCCGCGGTGGCGATGGTGACTTCTTCGCGGCTGATGTAGCCGTTGCCTTCCGACATGAGGAAGGCGCCCGTGCCGAGGGTTTCGGTGGTGACTGCCATGGTGATGGACTCCGAGAGTTGTGGTGTGGGTTGCGGGGTGGTTCAGGCGCGAGCCGGGTGCCGATCAGGCGGTGGCGGCTTGCTTGTTCAGGCCCGCGTAGGCCTTGACCGCGTTGGGCACCGGCTTGGCCACGGCCTCACCATCGGCAGCCGCGCCGGTGTGAGTCGGTGACGGATTGGCACCGCGTGGCGCGTCGGCAAAGTGCGCGGCGGCAGCGCCCGCGGTGGCGGTGCGCACGGCCGAGAGCACGGCCACGGCGGCTTCGGGGCCGGTGGTCTTGCCGTCGAACGCCAGGCGATCGATGAGCGCCTCGTGGCCGGGCAGCGACTGGGCGCGCACGGCGGTGATGCGCTCGCGCTCGGCGGTGGCGCCGGCACTGTGGGCGGTGGCGCGGATCTGCTCGACGAGGGCAGGGTAGGCGGCGGCCAGGGCTTCAGCCGTGGTGATGCCGCCCGCGGGATCTTGATTGGCATTGGTGGCCATATCGACTCCGGTTGGGGTGGTTGAATCGCCTTCGGCGGCGGGCACTACCGGCTCGCTGCTGGGGGCCGTGGAAGCGTCTGCCGCAGGCGCACCGGCCGCCGCAGTCGTGGAAGGGGTGGGAACACCAGCCGCCAGGGCGGCGGCGGCATCGGCATGCACGTCGGCCAGTGCCGACAGGGCGGCATCGACGATTGCGGCCGAAGGCGCCAGGTACGTGGCAGCCGCCACCATCGTGCGGCGGCGCTTGCCGGCCTGCGGCCTACTCTGGCCGGGCAGGGTGGTGACGCTGGCGGGCTTGCTGGCCAGGGCCTGCACGAGTTGTTCGAGGCTGGCGACACCGTCGACCAGGCCGGCGCTTACCGCCTGCTCGCCGATGAAGATGCGGCCGTCGGCCATGTCCGCCAGCACCTTGTCGACGCTGGCACCGCGCATCTGCGCCGTCCAGTCGACGAACAGCGAATAGAGGTAGTCGACCTGGGCTTGCTTGTATTCGAGCGTCTTGGGGTCAAGCGGGCCATCGCCCGCGGCCTTGTAGCGGCCGGCGGCGATGATGGTGCGCTTGATGCCCTGCGCCGCCTGGGCCATCGACACATCGACGTGTTCGGTGCGCACGCCGATCGAGCCCACGTTGACCATGGGCCCGCTCACGTAGATGGCCGGCGCGGCGCTGCCCACCCAGTAGCCGGCGCTGGCCAGCATGCCGTCGCTGTAGGTGATGGCCGGCTTGGCATCGGCAAACGCCTTCCAGGCCTGGGCCGCTTCGGCGATGCCGAGCACGTTGCCGCCGGGTGTGTCGCCGTACAGGATGCCGGCCTTGACCTTGGGGTCAGCCTGCGCGGCCTGGATGTCTTGCCGCAGCAGCTGGGCCGACGTGCCGCCGCTGATCTGCATCATCAGGTTGGCCTTGGGCGCCATGACGCCCTGCATGCCGATGATGGCCACGCCGTCTTGCACGGTGTAGGGCTGGCGTTCACCGCCAGCCAGCGGGCGGCCGATGCGGGCCTCGACCGCCTTGATGTCGATCTTCTCGCCGCGCATGTGCGTGTCGTAGATCGAGCGGATCTCGTCGTGCATGTCCGACGTGATGGCCCAGTAGCCCTGCACCAGGTCGGCCAGGCGCATGGGCCCACCCATGACGGCCGGGTCCAGAAACGACGAACCCCGCACGGCGGCGGGGTTCTGGGTGGTTTGCGCGGGTGCCGGCGCGGCGGTGGTCTCGGTGGTCATTGGCTGTCGCTCCGGCGGGTGTTGCCGCGGTAGGTGGACGAATTGAGGGTGCGGCTGACGTCGTCGATGGCGCGGCGCGCGTCCTTCACATCGAGGCGGATCTCGGTGAGGGTTTCGCGCATGCGGGCCTCGGTGGACGCGTTGCTTTGCTCGAGTTGATTCGCCTTGGCTTCGATCAGCGTGATGCGCTTTTCGAGGCTCGTGAAGCCCGACACCCCCGCCACGATGCAGGCCGACAGGGTGAGCAAGTGGCCGAGGTTGACGGTGGGGTCGAACTTGACCTTGCGTCGTGCTGCTGCGGCATCAGCCAGCTCGCCAAAGTCGCTGGGGCTCAGCTTGTCGGTGATCTTTTCGGGGCCGTTCATGGGGTGCGGTCTCGTCAGGTCAGTGGTGGTGAAGGGCAGGCAACAACAGTGCGCG